AAACAGCAAGGCTGACATCACAATTTACGTGGACGGCATCGCCGCCAGCATGGCCTCCGTCATCGCCCTTTGCGGCAAACCGGTACAGATGAGCCGTTATGCCCGTCTGATGCTTCACAGTGTCCAGGGAGGCTGTTACGGCAACAAGGAGGAGATGCGGGGGTGCATCCGCGAGATCGAATCGCTGGAGGACACCCTTTGCGAGATGTATGCCGCCCGCATGGGAAAGGACAAAGAGGAAATCCGCTCGTTGTATTTTGACGGCAAAGACCACTGGCTGCGTGCCGATGAAGCGCTGGCGCTTGGTCTTATTGACGGTATCTATGATGCCGACCCCCTTCCGGAGGACAGTACCCCTGAACAGGTATTCCAAATATTCAATAACCGGCTGCACAAGCCACAAAACAAGAGTAACATGAATTTAGACGAACTGAAGAAACGTCCGCGGTTCAAGAACTGCGTGACAGATGACGATTTTCTCCGTGAAGTCGGGCTTCTGGAAACGGAAGCCGGGAAAGTTCCGGGCCTTGATGCCGAAGTCACCCGCCTGAAGGGTGAGTTGAAGGAGTTCCGGGACAAGGCGGATGCGGATGAAGCCGCCGCCCGTAAGAAACTGCTTGATGACGCGGAGAATGACGGGCGTATCGACGCCACCACCCGCCCCATCTATGAGAACCTTTTGTCCAAGGACCGCGAAAACGGGGAAAAGGCGCTGGAGAAACTCTCCCCGAAACGTAAAGTCATGACCGACCTGCGTGTGAACCCGACAAATGAAAGTCCCTGGAACAAGCGCATGACCGAGATTAAGGACAAGTTGAAACATTAATAAAAATATTTGCTATGGCAATAGTAGTAAGAAACACCAACTACAACGGTGAGGTACTGGAGAAGATCCTGGTACTCGCCTGTACCGGGAACGACCTTGTGGAAAAAGGCCTGATCATGGTGATCCCCGGCGTCGAGAAGAAAATCAGCCTGCCGCGTATCAAGACCGGCAAGATGCTCCAGAAACGCAAGGAGAACCCGGGCCTGGAGGATTCGAAGGGTAACTTCAATTACTCGGAGAAGTCCCTGGATCCGGAGGATTTCATGGCGTTCACCACTTTCAACCCCCGCGCTTTCGAGCATATCTGGCGCAAGTGGCAGCCGAAAGGCAACCTTGTGTTTGCCGAACTTCCTCCCGAAGCCCAGAACACGCTGCTTGATGAACTCAGCAAGAGTGTGAAATTCGAGTTGGGCTGGCATTACATCAACGGCGAGTTCGGGAGTGATGACGACCACCTTTTTAACGGTATCCTGACACAGGCTGCCAAGGACTCGGACGTGATAGTGGTCCCGGCTCCTGCCGATACTTCCATGATCGGCAAGTTGAAGGCTGTCCGCAAGGCCATTCCGAAAGCCCTGCGCGAGAACCCGAACCTGCGTATCCTGATGAGCATCGATGACTTTGACAAGTACGATGACGAACTGACCGAACGCGAGTACAAGAATACGAGCGAGACGGACATCAACAAGAAGCGTTACAAGGGTATCACCATCGAGACGCTGAACTCCTGGCCTGATGACCTTATCGTGGCCACGCTCTGCTCGATGAGCGCCGACGGCAACCTTTTCGCTGGTGTGAATCTCCAGGACGACGAGGAGGTGATCCAGATTGACAAGTGGATGAACTCCAGCGAGCTGTACTTCTTCAAGCTGCTTATGAAGGCCGACACGGAAATCGCCTTCGGTGAGGAGTTTGTGGTGCTTGACACCCGTACCGACCCGGTGTTCAAGGCGGTGGAACGTACCATTTCAGCCGACCCTTCCGCCCTTTCGTTCAAGGCCGCAGGTGAGAGCAAGTATGTGACAGTCACTGCATCCGGTGATTATAGTGTGACATCCGTCCCTGCCGGTTTTACGGCGGTCGGTACCGATGACGGGCTGAAAATTACCGCCGAGGTGAACAGTAGCGGCAAAGCAGTATCCGGTACGCTTGTGGTAAGCCTGGACGCTGATCCGGAAAAGAAGGTTGAAATAGCGTTGTCCCAGGTGGCCGCTGATGACGAGGAAGGCGGTGCGTGATGGGCAGGCTGAAGTATCTGGTCATTCATTGCACGGCTACGCCTGAAGGGCGTGAAGTCAGTGGCGCAGAGATTCGCGCCTGGCACACGAACCCGGTATCCAAGGGTGGCCGCGGCTGGAAACAGGTCGGGTATACTGACTTGTTCCATCTGAATGGCGGCGTGGAACGCCTGGTGGACAACAACGAGGACGCGAACGTGGACCCTTGGGAAATCACCAACGGCGTGGCCGGCTATAATTCCGTCAGCCGTCATATCGTGTATGCCGGCGGTGTAGCCAAAGACGGCAAGACCCCGAAGGACACGCGTACGGCGTGCCAGAAGCGTGCGCTTGAGAAGTACGTGAAAGACTTCCACCGCCGTTTTCCTGATGTGCGTATCGTGGGGCATAACGAACTGGCGGCCAAAGCCTGCCCCAGTTTTGACGTGCGTAAGTGGCTTGTTTCAATAGGTATCAGACAATAATAAACGGCAAGAAGATGGACACCCTGATAAATTTTTTAATGTTCGCCCTCCCCGGCGGTTTTGTCGGAAGCATCTTCACCTGGCTGTTCGGCCGGCGCAAGCGTGACAACGACATGCTGTCCCAGCTTCAGGCGTCCATCAACCTGCTGAGTGAGGAGAACCGCAAGATTCTGGAGGAGAACGTGCAGCTCCGGCGCGAGAATGCCGACCTGAAAGCGAACCAGGAGGAGATGATCCTGAAGCTGTCGTGCCTGACGAAAGAGGTCGAGCGGTTAAGAAAAGTAATAAGTAAACAATCGGTAAATGATGAAAGACAGAATCCGGGGGTGGACCCCCGTAATCCTATTATTGCTCGCCGTGTTCCTGCTGGCAGGATGCGGCACGTCCAAAGAGAGCCGGAACCTTCAGAGACAGGGCACGGTGCGGGCGGAGAGAATGACAGACAGCGCCGCCGTGTCCGCGGACGTGGCAGTAACAGCGGTGCGCAAAATGCAGGATCTTTTGGCGGACCGCCGGAGTTCGACCCTGATGCAGGAACCGGTTCCGGCACAGGAGGCGACTTTGACGATTCCCTTTCAGAACCTCCTTGACCTTCCCGAGGGTGCCGGTTACCGGCACCGGGACGGGCGTGCCTCGGTCGATATACGCAGGCAGGGGGATTCCCTGGCAGTCACCGGGCATTGCGATTCGCTCATGCGGCGCTGCCTATTCTATGAAGAAGAAGTTTTTCGAAGGCAGGTCCGGGAAGACAGCCTGCTGCAAACAGTTGAGTTCTATAAGCAGGAACTTGTGCGTATTCGTAGCGAAACCGAACAGGACATAACAGAGGTCAAAACGGAGTTCAAACAACGTTTTAACCCCGTTAAAATCTCCCTCATTGCCTTTATCGCCGGTATGGCATCCGGCATAGTATTAACCGTTTTAATAAAGAGACGACTGTATGAAAAATAACAAGAATTTCATTTATGGCATCGCCGTCGTTACGTTCGGTGCCATGACTATCGGCTGGATCGAGAAGGGCAGCTGGGACTGGGGCGGCACGAAGCCCGAGAGTGTCGATGTCGAAGCCGAGCAGGTTCCCGACGCCCCCGTCCTGACATTGCTCCAGAAGAACGGGCAGGTATCGCCCACGTTCAACCTTATCCAGCTGGACTATAAGAATATCAAGGCCGTTTTGGGCGGCACGCTTGTAGGTCCGGCGGATGCCCCGACCGGCTGGAAGGCCCCGACCGAACTGGTGAACCTTTCGGGTCCGTGGACCATCAAGTTCGTATCCGGGCAGACGATGTCCATCCCGAACGGTACGATCCTTGCGAACCTCGGCGGGAAGCTGACGCTGACGGAGGTTTCCAAGCTGGAATGCCAGCTGAAGGTGAACAAGCCGGAGGACGGCTCTTCCCCTTACGAAATCAATGACACCGCGGCAGTGGAGGGCTAACGCATGGACGAGCGTGAAGCGAGAGAGGTGCAGAGGGAGGCATCCGAGGCATTGCTTGACCTGGGTGTCTCCCTTCCCCTGAAGGAATGGCGCCTGCCTTTCATGAAACGCCCCGTGCGGTGGCGCGTGACCATGCGCCGCCCGCGCCTTGCCGGGCAGATATGCATCGTGAGGCTGTACCTCTCGATGGGTGTCTCCCCCGAGGAGGTTTCCGCCTTTGCCGGGCGTGAGCGGCTGGAGTTCCTGGCACGGAACGGCGTCAAGGTTTCCCGCATGGTGGCCCATACCCTCTGCCGCGGCCCGGTGAGCCGGCGGCTTCTTGTCCGCCCCGTGGCATGGTTCCTGCGTGAGGCCGTGGAGCACCGTTTCCTGCTGGGCGCCCTGGAGAAGTTCATCAGCCTGATGGGGAGCGAGTCTTTTACGAGTATTATCAGCTCGATCGATCGGGCGAACCCGATGAAGTTGAGAATGAGCCAAAGAAGGAAGGGGAGTTAAGGACCGAGTTTGAAGGTTCCCATAGCCCCTTCGGTTTTATCTGGAACATCGCGAGCGCCACCGGCTGGACGGTGGAGTACATCCTGGAGAAGGTGAACTACCAGACGCTCATCCTGATGCTGTCCGACGCCCCGCGTTACGTCCGCCGGTCAGCAGCTGACTCCAAGGTTCCGCAAAGTGGTGGCGGTGGGATTGATCCGGAAGCCGCCGCCCGTGAAGCCGGCGACATAGTGAATTTTTACCAAAGCAATTTAGAACTGTAAACGATGAAGCCCGTAGAAATCGAATTCCTGATGAAGGACAACCTGACGGGGGGCCTTGACAAGGCCGGCCTTGCCGTCGATATCCTTGCCGAGAAATCGGAGAAGGCCGCCGCTGCCATCAACGCCCGTATTTTAGAGCAGCGCAAGGTCATCGACCGGGTGAATTCCGACCTGCACCGGATGGAAACGCAGCTCCAGAACATGAAGCCCGGCCCGGCGCAGGCGGAACTTGCC